GGGCAGCTTCAGCGTTTCGACATCGGCGTGCGCGACAAAGACAACGTGCATCCCGCGCTTTTCGTTTGCCAGCCCAGCACCTTTGCGAACCCGCTGGTGCATGGCAGACACCGCAGCCGTTCCGGCACCGTATCCGCCAAGGGCTTGGTTGATGCTCTTGGCCTTTGGATCTTGCGCCAGAACATCCGCCACGAACAGCCGCTCAAGGGCGGTCACGCTGTCAATCACCAAAGTCTGGTAATCGTGCGGCTCGTGGATGATGGCCGTGATCTGCTCCCAAAGGTCAGCAGCCTTTTGCAGCAGCGGGAAAGCGTCCGGGCGATTGCCTGCCGGGATGGCCTGCATCCCATCCTCGGCGCGGATGAAGATCGGCTTCGGGAATGCCGCTGCAAGGCTCGTCTTGCCTCGCCCAGCATCGCCGCAAATAGTCACTATAACAGGCCGATCAACAGGCTTGCGCGCTAACTCCATGATAGACATGGATCGTTCCTTTCTTGTTTGGCACCTTGTGCCTTGCGTGGCGGGTCACGCTTCAAATCCCGCCTGTTGACATTGCATATTGCGCCGTGGCATGTCAATAGGGCATGATGCACAAAAAAGGAGAGCATGACGTGCTGACACTTAACGAGATTAAGCGCCTGCTTGCGGATCGCCGCCTAGATATTGTGTCGAGCGCCACCGGCGTTCACCGCAACACCCTGGCCGCCATTCGAGATGGCAAGAACGACAACCCGACGCATCGCACGCTGCAAAGCCTGTCGGATTACTTCACCGCAATGGACTGCTGACATGGATTGGGATTTCCCGGCACCAACGCGAGATGCACCCGTCGCTGAAAAGCCAAAGCCAGCACCTGCCCGACCGGCGCGGGTCGATCTGCCGCGTGTGCCTGATTACATTGTGGAGCAATGCCTGACCCACCTCGGCGCTTTCGCAAAGCAAGACCCCGAAGCCGTGGCGTGGGCCTGCTATGACTGGCTGCAAATCAATCAGGCCGGGCTTCCTGTCCTGCCGCTTATTGATGGTGCCGCCCGCGAGGATGCACGCTTCTGGGCTGAGACGGCGCACCCGGCTGAGTTGGAATGTTATGCCTTGGCCGCCATCGACCGGCTGGGCGGCATCAGCAGCGGTCATGCCATGTTCGCCTCGCGGCAAATCAAGCGCTTGGCTGGCGCATTGTTTAAGCGCATGTCGCCCGGCGAACAGGCGGCGTTTGCAAAGTGGATAAAGGAACAAACAGATGAGCGCGGATGATTTCGCAGACTTTGAGGCAGGCTATAACGGCGCGAAGTTTGGCGCCCAGCCCGCGCAGATCTATTCCGACGACTTCAGCGCCGAGGATTTCGCACCGCCAGCGCCAGAAGCCCCGGAGCGCAACGACCGCTTCCCGCCTCCGTTCCCGCTCGACGGCGTGGATCTGCTGACCCCGCCAGGCTTTGTCGGTGACGTGGCCGCATGGATCGACAGCCAGTGCCGCTTTCCACGCCGGCGCTTGGCCGTGGCATCCGCCATCACCGCCATCGGGAACATCGGCGGCCTGCGCCATGAGGACGCCCGCGACGGCGTGACAGCCAACCTCCTGGCCTTCTGCGTGGCCGCATCCGCCACTGGCAAGGAAGCCGTGATGCAGGCCACCACCGACCTGCACATTGCGGCTGGCGTGCATTACGCGCTGCAAGGCGGCATCAAGTCCGAGCAGGAAATCATGCGGAACCTGATCGAGCATCAGGCGGCCTATTACATCATCGACGAGATCGGGATCTTTCTCATCAAGGTCCGCAATGCCCAGCGCCGTGGTGGCGCGGCTTACCTTGAAAGCGTGTTCGGCGCGATCATGTCGGGCTATTCCAAGGCCAACAGCCGGATGCTGCTGCAAGGCGACACCAAGCGCGAACTCCGCAAGCTATACGGCGCAATCGCCGCCAAGGCCGAGGACGATGGCCGCGAAGATCAGGCCGCCCGCGCACAGCGGATGCTGCGAATGATCGACGAGGGCCTGGACCGCCCGTTCCTGTCTGTGGTCGGCTTCACTACACCCGGCACATTTGATCAGATCATGGATGGCGAAACAGCCACGCAGGGCTTTGTGGGCCGCGCCATCATCGTATCCGAGACAGACAACAACCCAGAAGAACGTGACGCCTTCCGCAAGCGCCCGATGCCAGAAGGTCTGGCCATGAAGCTGGCGCAGATCTTTCACGGCGGCAATTTCGACGTGATGAACAGCGGTGGCCGCATCGAATACTCCGGCGACCGCGAACTGGTCCGCACCGACGACGACGCCAGCGAGATGCTCCGCAAGGTCAGCAAGTGGCTGCATTCATACGCCGAGGAAATGGGCGAGAACACCGGCGAGGCGTCCGTTGCGATGATCCGCCGATCCTATGAGATCGTCGCCAAGATCAGCTTCATCCTCGCCATCCCCGGATGCCGCAGGACCGCCGAGCATGTCCGCTGGGCATTCGCCTATGTCCGCGCCGAACTGGATGCCAAGATCAAGCTGGTCTTTGCCAACGACAACAGCAAGGACCGCCCCGAGGAGGCCATCGCTGCGCGCGTGGTGAATTACATCGACCCCGACAAAGGCGCGACAACAAGCGTGCTGGCGAACCGCATGAAGATGAAACCGCCACAGCTTGAGCCGATCCTCGCCAAGATGGAAGCCGCCGGGATGGTCCGCAGAACGCCGGGAAAAAAGGCTTGGAAAGGCAAAGTGCCTGACGTTTGGGTTGTCGTGTGACCGCCACGAACGGCGACATCCAAAAGCGCGCCTCCGGGCGCGTTTTTTGTTGGCTGGCGAAGATATCCGCGAAGATATCGCGCCAAATATCTTGTAAGACTTTGATATTAAAAAGCAAAATGACCATCTTACACGTTATCCAAGTTACACCTCTATATAACAAATCACGACCACCAGAAATCGCTTTATAGGGGTTTTGTGGTATTCATTTGTAAGTATATATATATAGATATCTTATATCTTAGTCTTATTTCTCAATAGAACCAAAGGCTTGCAAGTTATCCGGCCCGTGTATCTTCGCGTGTAACATTTAACTTCGTCGCATCCCTTGATCGGTTGGCCGTCTTGCGGCACCATCCGCCCCATGAAAGATCCAACCGACATTATCGGCCTTCATCGCGGCATGTTCCCTCTGGCGCTGCATGAGGCCAAGAAGGGCGACAGGATCTTGTATTGGATCGGCCAGCACTGCGGCGGCCCGCATCGCCTCGATGCCGCGGCAGCATCAGATGCCGGCATGTGCCTACTGTTCTGCAAGCGCGTTGGCAAAGGACTGTTTGCATATCTCGCCGTGAAGCGGTAAGGTGTCAGCACAACACCTCCCTGTTGGACACCTGCCTCTACTTAGCCCAGCCTCGCGCTGGGCTTTCTTTTGCCTGAACCTTGCGCTAAACTGCGCCCCAGCGACCGGGCCGCATCGCCCGAGATGAAGGTGAACAGCATGGCTGGCGGCAGGCCCACAGTTTACGGCGACGACATCCTGAAAACGGCGCGAGGATACCTCACGTCGTTCAAAGATATGGGCGACCCTGTGCCGACAATCGCCGGCCTTGCTTGCGTTCTCAGCATCACACGCGAAACCTGCCACACCTGGGCAAAAGAGCCAGACAAGGCAGAGTTTTCTGACATCTTAAAGCAACTGGCCCAGCGCCAGGAGCGTGAACTGGTCGCTCACGGCCTGGTTGGCAACTTCAACGCGCCGATCACCAAGATGATGCTGACCAAGCACGGCTACTCTGACGCGACCAAGCAAGAACTCTCTGGCCCAGACGGCGGCGCGATCATCCAGAAGATCGAGCGCGTCATCATAGATCCGAAGGACTGACGAATGAAGCTGATCGATCCGGCAACAGGGCAGGCAGTCTGGGATAGCAACGACCCCAACGCTGGCCCCGTCCCGCCTGCGCCAGAAGGCCGTCAGTGGGTGCGCGTGGATGAGCCTGGCGACACGATGGCGCCGCGCCGCACAGCACCGGGCATCCTCGACATCGGCAACGGCGTCACCGAGCGGCTTGCGTTCCTGAACCAGACGTTCAACCCGGTCGAAGGCATCGGCAGCGCCATGCGGGCCGGATCTCGCATGGTGGCGCCCGATCAAAGCTACTGGGACCGCATCGCATCGCTGGGCGAGATGGTGTCAGGCGTGGCCAGCATTGCCGCGCCTATCGCAGCAGCCAAGGCTATCGGCGTGCCTGCCGCCAGCGCGATGATGGAGGGGCTGCTGGGGTTCTCGCCGGCACGCCAAGCGGCTGGTGATATGGCAACGCAGTTCGCACGCAGCGAAAGCGGGGCGCTGCCGGGTGGTGGGCCTGGGCGTGCGCCGCTGACCTTCGCCGAGGTGGAGCGTGCGATGAGGCAGCCCTTCGACATGGGCCGTGGCATGGGCGACAACGGCGGCCCGCCCATGAGAGACGTGGTGACACGTAGAGGCTATGAGCGCATCGGTTCTAATGTCGCAGAGAACTTGAGCGGCGTCCCGTCAGCCGCAGAAATCGCAGGGCGCGGGCCGACAATGCCAGGCGCTGGCCTGACCGACGTTAAGTCGCAAAAGCCAACTGCACTTTCAGGCAGCTACAGCCGTGGGTTCGTTGATGAGGAATTGGTTGCGCCAGTGCAGGCAAGCATAGCAGACCTTGAGGGCCGGACACTGATGGGGATCGTTGGCGACACGTCTGGTCGGCAGACTGTCACGCAGGTCAACGAAGATGTGTTC